AATAAGGTCGCAGCGTTCATGCACTCGGTAGCTAAGGACGCGCTCAGCGTACTTGTAGTCCTATTCGGAGCCGCTCTCGCTGTGTGGATTGGCTTGTTTTGGATAGCTGGCACGCCCTTCGGCGTCTGGTTACAACAAATAGGCGAGAGAGATGACATCGACGGAACCTACATCTATTGCATCTGGGTCTTCTTCTGCTCTTGTCTCGGTGCAGTCGTTGCGGCTGCTGTTGGCGAGAACCGTTTGTGGGTTCAGATCCCCGTAGCGTGGATGATCCTCGTGGCCCTCTTATCCGCCTACGGCTTGGTAAACAACACCAGATCCTTACTTCGCTTACACGCGTCTTACATGGAACGTTCAACAAAGGTTACGACTCTCAAACCCGAAACAAGAACACATGAGACGGGGTCGGGCCGTTAGTACCAGTGTTCATTTTCCAAAACAATAATAGTGCCCCACCTTCCCGGACAGAGGATGGTGGGGCTTTGTATTGCCAAGTTGTTAGCTATGCATCTTGAGGCTGACAATTGCTGGAGATGCGGTCTGCGATGTGTTGTAGCCACCTGCACGAGCATAACCAATGAACGCAGTCTCGTTGAGTTCCGCAAAGCGTTCCGTGAGTCGCGCTACCTGCAGTCCTCCCACAGTGCGAAGCGTGTAGCTGCTCAAATCGCCGAAGAGGATCGGCGTCTTCGTCGCTGCGATGGGATCTGAGAACTGCGAGATCACAATCGGACGACCAAACAACGCATTGAACGGCTGGCCAGAGAGATCGGTCTGCAGCAATGGATGCCCGTAGTTGTCCGTCAAGCCCATCAGGCTGGCGCGTGTCGTCGAAGACATCACCCAGCTTGACTGCTCGATGTAGGACGGATCCAGAGCCGCGTAGACGCTGATGAGATCACCCAGCGCGATAGCAGTTGGCGATGCAGACGTAGCACCAAGGGTCGCTCCAGCGGTGATCGGAGCGATGTTGGATCCGTTACCGAGCGTGATGAACTTGGCCAGTCCGCGATAGTACCGCTGACCGAAGATCGACTGGATGAAGTTGTCGACGTCGAAGGCCGAATCAGTCAGCAGACTGTTCGAGATCTTTACGAGGCCAGTCGTAAGCTCGTCCGTGTAGCTCGTCAGCCCTGCCAGATTCGGATCGTTCTCGGAGACAGCAGTCGCTTCCCCAATTACGGTCAGGCTCTGCTCAGTGTCGTCAGCGAGCGCAACCTTGATCGGGCCACCACCGTCCGTCTTGAACTGACGTACGGCACCCACGAGCGCACCGTAGGACTTCTGAGCAGCGTGAAGCTGGGGATCAAATCCAGTGGGAACGAGGACATTGCCACCAGTGATATTCCCTGCGATGGCTCCGACTCCGAGATCGCGAGTCTCTGCGAACTGCAGATATTCACGGTTCTCCTGCGAGACCCGCCCCGTACGGAGCCACTCAGTGAAGGCGCGCTTTTCATGTTGCACGCGGTCTCCACCGAAGCTATCGGGCTTTGGACGCGGAGGACGTCCAGCACGCTCTTCCTCGCGCCGTGATTCGGCGAGACGCTGTTCGAGCTTGATCTGCTGATCGAGGGCATCGGCCTCTGCACTGAATGCAGCCGCGCGTGCTCGCGCTTCTGCTGACTTATCCTTCTTCAGGATGTCTACTGCTTGCTGCAACGCGTTGTTCCGTTTGTATTGAAGATCACTAAGAGTCATTTTGAAAATGTGCCTTTAAAGAAAAAAGAGGACGACAACCACACATGCACGACCCGTTCGGTCACTGCTGTCTGGAGCGTCCTACAGATGGTTTGTTGAATGGCGTGAATGATGGGGCTGGTTTGCTCGCGCATCCATCACGCGAAAAGGGAGGCTTACTTCGTTTGTTCTGAGGCTGCGGCTTGAGTTTTGAGTAGTGTGGAGTTGGCCATCATATTAGTTGGCACGATTAGCACATCGCCTTCCGGCCCGACTTCGTTGAGACCAAGAATTTTGCGTCCGTCATTTATTGTGACGAAACCCCAGTTGCGGAGCGTCGCCAAACCGTCAGTCAAGCTCTTGTAATCACCTCTGAGTCGTTGGCTAAGATCAAACTGAATCGACATACCGCTGTTTTTGCCTAGCAGCTTGTGCTCAAACTCTGACTCGATTTTCTTGCACCATGGACTAAGCGTGTTTTGCGCGAAATCCAGCGAAGATTGCTCCGCGCTGGCCATGCTGGTTTTTTCAAGGTCGAGCATCGTCCCGGGAACGCCAAACACGTTAGCTAACTCTTGTCTGGTAAATTTCCGACTTTCGAGGAACTGCATGTCCTCCGCACTGATATGTAGAGGCTCGACCTTGAGGCCGTTGTCGGCTATGAGAACTCTATGCCGATTTGCACCAGAGACGTTAGCCTCAAAATTGTCTCTCATGCGAGTTTTGTCTTCTGGCTTGATCGCATGATCAGTACTTATGACAACTGGTGGCACACTAAAATTCTTCAAGTAAGTTCCGGCGAAGCGATCCGCTCCCCGAGCCAAACCTATCGATTGCTTGTTTGCCTCTATCGGTGAAATACCAAGTACATCGCTCGTCATGCACAAATACGGAACGTGGATGATGTCCTTAGACTGAAGGACTCGTGCTTGTCCTGCCGTCTCGCCATCCTGCACCCGATACACAAGATCGCCGTTCGCGTCCCGCTCGACTGATACCATGCGAGGGTGCAGTGGGTATAACGCGACGACATTTCCACGCACGTTTCTTTGTATCTGCATAAAGGCATTCCCATGCAAGCACATCGAAGCAACGAGGAAAGAAATCGCACTGACTGCACTGGATTCGGGGTTTGGTTCCTGAGACAACAAGAAAAACAGGTTGTCATCGACTGCTCTGAGACGTCCTGCCCCTGTTTGCTTGTAGAGAATCAGCGGCAAACTCGAAATCGAGTCACTGAGGATGCGAATGCAAGCAAAAACTGTGGAGACCTGAATTGCCGAGAAGGAGTCAACATACTCTCCGCTATCCGATTCGCGACCCCCAGCTAGCCATTGCCACACACCCGGACTGGCAAGGGAAACCGCAGGGCTTTCAAGCGGATTGTTTCGGAATGCTGCCCCGATGCGACTCAGAAGATTCTTTACTGGTTGAGCAGTTCGTCCCATGGATCATTCTCTTTCTTTGGTTCCGGCGAGAGCGACAGGTCTAGCCGAGCACGGTCAACTGGGTTCATCCCAAGCTTGCTAAGTGTGTTGAGCAGTAGGGTCAACTCGCTCGAACGTGGGAGGGTCTCCGCGCTCCTGAGCTTGTGCATCAGCTTCGCGCAAACCTCGACGGTCATACGGTCACTGTTTGCCAAGGATCCAGCGGCGGCAGTTCTGACGATCTCGCGGTAGATGGTGCGCTCCTGAGCGTTCAAGCTGGGTGGTGGAATGTGTACCTTATCCGCTGGTGTGCTCGCTGCACTAATGCGCGATTGGTGTCGACCACGATTCTTTTGCAAGCTTCCGCTGAACGCTAGCTGTGTTAGTGTCTTTTTCTTTGCTGGCATGAAATAGGTGTCTTCCTTTGGTATTCCTGCCCATCTTTGGGCGAAAAGTGGAGTCTTTTTGGGTTGTCTGTGCGTCTAAGAACGATATGGATTGCTCGATCAGCCGCGTATTTGCTGGGGATTTACGTGTGTTGGCATGTGATCGTCACATTACCAACGGCGCATGAGAGTTTTTCACCTGCGCGTCGGTGCGCGATCTGCTAAGTTTCGCGATCCTAGACGGGCATATCCCTCTCTCCATTGACACGGCTAGTACGATAGCTAACTAGATCGATCCATGGAGAATGAGTGATGAGCAAGTGGTTACTTCCTGTCGCCTTCGCTGTTGTTCTTTCCGCTCCCTGCCAGATGAAAGCACAACAACTAAAGCTCTCGGATCTATCAGAGTTCTGCTCATCCTCGGACTCCGGTGCTCAAATGGCATGCCGCTTTTACATCTTTGGAGCTATGGAAGGACTACATATTGGAGCGGCGGCAACGGCCAGCAATCACTCGCACTTCTGCGTGCCAGAAGGAGTTTCTATTTCCGATATCGACCAGAAGGTGAAAACTTTGATGAAACAGGATCTTGATCTCTTTCCAAAGGATCGGGACATGCCTGCCGTGTCCTTCATTGCGGCAGTGATTGAGAAAGCTTATCCCTGTAAACGGTAGCTCGATGTACTAAAGGGCTGACACCTCGCTCCTGAGGCACCAGCCCTTCCTGCAACACCTCGTCCTTCCACAGACGAAGTAGCTTGAATGTCTAAGGACGGCTGCGATGAATAGGCGCAGCCGCCCCATGGTGTCTGCCTTCCCATCACTAAGTGATGCTTGAGCGCAAGGCGACACTACAGGAGGCATGAAATCTCCGTTACACGCGAAGAACGGAGCAAAGGAACCTCCTGCGATCTCTCAATGTGTTGGACAGCACCGCGAGGCCGTGCATTTCACTCAGCAATGCTGTCCTGCCCCAATCGCCCTACCGGGCTTGACCTGCTCCCCTAAAATCGCACACAACCGGATACGATTTCGTATCGAGGAAGAGGCGGAAGATGTCGAAGAGCAAGCATAGCGAAGCGCAGATCA